AGCGCTCGTATTTCTTTAGGTCTTCTTGCGCCGACCGTCTAACCTTGGAATAATTTATTTTTTTCATTCGTTTACGCTTGGAAATCTACAAAGTCAGTAGATGCGTTGCCCAAAGCCTCTTCGCTCGGAATCACGTTGCTAGGTATCCAGTGAACGTCCATTGCTGGGTCTTCGCTTGCGTGCCAGTTAAGCAAACTTCTAACCTCGTTTCCAGTAAAGTAAGGCGATTTTCCGTATGTGTCCAAAATAACTTGGACATCGGGTTGCAACTCGCTAAAGCTGGAAATATCGAAATCAACAACGTAGTCCATTCCATAAGACTTGCCAATAAACTCTGTAAACTTCTCCTCAATCATTTGGAGTTGTGGCATAATTACGTCGGTAACAAGCGATTTTTGCGCGTGTTCCAAGTTCGCGTAAGTAGCGTTTGAGCTAAACAAAACTGGATTGACTCCCCAAAGACCGCAAAGCGTTTGCAAGTCCATATTTTGAGAGTTAATAATATCCATCGCAACAGGCGACAATCCGATTGCATCGTAACGCAAAGGAATAGACGAGGCAACGATTTTGTTAATGTTTTTATTGCCGTTAATTCTTTCGTCAATACGCTCGTCCATCTTAGCGCGTTGGTCGGGTGACGGCCAAAACTCAGGGTTTGTAATATTAGGCGAAATAATGCCTTTAGCGCCTCCGTTTTGGAAAGTCTTTTGCTTTGCCTCGGTTGCTTCGTTGTTCGCTTGTAATGTCTTTAAACCAGCCAAAAGCGGCGGCATTCCGCGAAGTTGTGCGCCGTTCAAATCCCAAGTAAGGTTCGTGTTTTTGATATGCAAAACTTGGTCGGCTGGAATCTCAATGTTTTGGTCGCCAATAATCAATTTATAGCCGCGTACTGGCTCAAATAAGCTGCCAGCTACGATTTCTACATAATTGGACGGCATAACATACATTTCCTTTATTTTGCCCTTGTTTAGTCCGTCAGCTGGGGAAAATCCGTAAACAAATATCTCGCCGCTAGTATTGTACCACGTTAGCATTGAATCTAAAAACTCGCTCCAAGTTTGCATTGGATTAGGGTTTTTGATTAGCTGGTTTACTGGGTCGGAATAGTTAACGTCTTGCAGCTCTTTTTTTCTTAATGCTATGCTTTGCAATCTGTTAAGCTCTTTGGAGTTGTATTTTCCGCCTCTGTATTTCTTAGCCGCTTCTGTTTCTTTGTAAACATAGGTCGGGCATTGCTTGCCTTTCTCGGCTATCTTTCGAATGATTGAGTAAACCAGCGCGTTGCCTTTGTAACCTTTGTCGATAAAAGTTTGCTGATTAGCGTCATACCAAACAACAAGCGTGGAGGCGGTGAATTGGCCGTATAAGATTTGATTTAATAGATTTACATCGGGATAAGTCTTTGTCGGCGTGACTTGTGGGGTGATGTAATTCTGAAGAGCCTTTAATAGCATAGCATATTCGTTTTAACAAATATACCTATTTATTTTTTTCTAAAAATGCAAGTCCGTAAAACCAAATTACGACCATTGCAGCGCGAGCCAACCAATGCCACGTTAACGGATTAAAATCTAGCGTCACGAAGACGATTAAAAGGTAAGTGATAACCATTAAAATAAGAGAGGCAATTGTTTCTTTTGTCATATTGAGAAAGTAAATTTTGAGCCTAAAAGTAATTCAGTAAATCCCCAAACAAGCGCGTCGACTCGGTCAGGAGATTTGCCTTTATCAGGGTCAAAAGTAATCATTTGATTTTCTAAGATTGGAAATTGCCCAATGTGATAAATTTTATTTTGCTCATAAAGAGAATAGATTGGTTCAGCTCGAACGTATTTTCCCTTAGTTGCATTTACTAGCTTTATTCTTGCGGTCGTATTTTGCGACCTTAAAACGCTTTCGACCATATCGCCTCCCATATTCTTTTCCGCAACAATGCAATCGGCGTTCCATCGTTCAAAAGCTTTAACAGCTACGGCTGCCCATTGGCTTGGGGAATATTTACCGCTAAGGTCTTCTAAAACGTAACCGTTGCCTTTTGCATCTTTAGCGCAAACAACAATACCAGTTTCGTCCGAATCTAAGTTAGCAGAGGCCGCTGGGTCAACTGAAACAACAATGCGTTCTAATTGTGGGGGATTAGCCATTCTAAGGCGTTCAATTATTTGCCTATTCCACAACATTCCTTCAGCATCTTCGAGCCAATGGCCAAGGAATAAATGATTGTATCGATGTAGGTTTTCCGTTCTTGTCCTTTCAGCCTGAGCCACGAAAGACGGAGACAAATTGTTTTTATTGTCTAGATAGGTGGTATGAATGTAATTTGTGTCTTCCCTTGGATACTTTACAAATCTGTTATAAATCCAATGTGACTTGTAACTCGGATTCATTACCAAAATAACGCGGTTTGGCTTGTTTACCGCTCGAATAGAAAGGTCTATGCGGTCGAAAACATCTTCGTCCATTAATTCCTCCGATTCGTCAAGAATAAAGGTTGTAACGCCAGCAATTGACTTTAGATTAGCCGTTGCCGTGCCTTGGCTGGTCTTGATACCACGAAACAAAATCTTTGAGCCTGTGGCCTTGTTTATGATTTCAGACTGTGTTATTTCAAAGTCTTCCGCTTTATTCATTAACTCGATTTTGTCGATAAATTCAGGAATAATCGAAATAAACGCACTTGTTAGCGTCCAACGCGTAAATAAAATAACGTGGCCTTCCTCGTAAGTAAGGTTTAAAAGAAATAACGAAAGAGTCCAGGACTTACCCGAACCGCGGCCGCCAGTAATTAGGAAATACCGATTTTGTGGCTCTTCATAAAATAAAGGCTGGTATTTGTCTAATAGCTTTATTGATTCCATTATTTGGATTTAAGCCACTCAATAGGCGGCGTTACCTTTTCGCCTTGCGTTGTAACGTCAACGGTCTGCTTAGGCATTCCAAAGCGATAATTTAGCCAAGTTTTAATTGCCTGAATGTCACCGTCTTTGCATCTATTCCAAAGCGCTTTCCAAGCCTCTTCAGGAACTGCGATTGCGTCCATTTGTTCTATTATCTTAATCTCGTCGGCCTTTGGTGGTCTCCCAGCTCCTGGCCTTGCGCCTCCGTTTTGTCCCATGTGAAATAAACTGTTTATTCAGTTTCAAAGTTATAAAAAAAACCTTGACCACTTAGCCAAGGCTTTTTCAGTTTAACATAAACCCAAAATAACTACATTAATAAAATCGTTTGTCCTGTAGGCTCACCTACAAAGTTGCAAAGCTTACCATTCCATTCAAATCGAACCTCTTTCTCTCGGCCTTGGTAAGCGGCTGCTAATGTCCTTATTTGCCGTTGTACTAATTCGATGCATTCAAATTTACCTTTGCCTTTATTCGACCAAGGCGACCAATGTCCGTCTCTTAATCGGTAACGAATCTCAAGCGAGTAATCAGGCTTTGAAATCGGGTAAGCTCTAGGCATCTTTTCTTTTAATTACAACCTCCAATCCAATTTCGTCGCATATCTTTCTCAAGTTTAAAAGGCTAATCGACTCCAAACCATTTTCAACGTGGTTTATTGGCGCGTGACTCAATCCAATTTTCTTGCACAAATCTAGTTGGTTGTAACCAGCTTGCTTGCGTGCTTTCTTTATTAGTAGACCTTCGTAAATGCTCATTTGTTTAATCTTTACGCAAATATAAGGCTGCTATTTAAATCCAAGTTATAAAGGTGATTTTTGTTTAAAACGGCAATAAATTATAAATCCCCATCTGAATAAATTCCTCGCCTTTCTTTACGATGCATTTTCGAACGTTTAACTCAAACACGTTTTTGTCGTTAAAGCCGTATTTCTTTTGGGCAATATCCATTAAGAGCTTAACTGGGTTGTCTAAGTCACTCGCTTGGTTGCTAAATCCAAAAAAAAACTCAACTCTTAACATTTGGTTTGGCTCAATCTTTTTTGGCGGCATTTGCAATAGCATTGCCTTTTCGTATTCCTTGTAAATCGGCGTTTTAAAGCGTTTCCCTTGCCAAGCTTGGTTAACGCTCAAAGGCTTTTCGTTTATCTTAAATTGTATCATTACGTCTTTTTAAAAACTAAAACATTTTGATGCACCTTAACCAATTTTTAAGTCTTCATATTGCCAGCGGCTCTCATACTAGCACTTGCAATTGCATTTAATAAAATAGCTTCATTGTAGAATTTCATTCCGCAATTTTGAAAAGCTCTAATTGTATCGGGAACAAAACCAATATAATTTCCTTTTTTGTCCCTTACCTCACCAACAACAAAACAAGCATATCCGCCACTTTTTAAAAGGTTGCAACTTTTTTTAATTATACTTTCGTATAATCTTAAAAACTCATTATAGGGTTTATTGCTTATGTCTCCTTGTAAATCGCTATAGACCTCTAAATCTGCATAAGGCGGACAACTAAAAACAAAATCAAATTCATAATTCCAATTTGAATCTAATAATTCGTTGCTATCTCCTACGTACCATTGTGGTTGATTATTGATTGGTAAAATATTTAAAGCTTGTTCTCTATTGCTTTGTACTTGCTCTTCTCTAATATCAATACCGCTATATTTATAACCTAAATAATTTGCGACAATTCCACGAACTGAGCCGCCAGAAAATGGGTCTAAAATTTTTCCTCCATCCTCGCAAAACCAATGATATAAAACCTCGCATAATGCTGGGTCAAAAACACTTACATAGTTATCTTTATTATCATAACCTTCTTTTTTAGATATTTCTCTATAAATATCAGTTCCACCAATAATAGCTTTAGAATCTCTACCAACTTCACTTTTAATACCCTTATTTATCCAAAGCTTTTTTCTCTTTTGCCAATTTCCGCTTTTGGTGTCTAAAATGCTAAATGGTGGCTCTATAAATTTATCTCGCAATAATTCATCTCTTATTATTTCATTTCCAAATAGGTCAAATTCCATTTTTTATTTTTTTTTAAGTTTAAATTATTTACAACGTTTAAAAATCCAAGACCAAGCTAAAGTCCACAAGGCTAAACAAACCATAAAGAGCAGCAAGCTAGAAACCTTTAGCAACGCCAGTAGGGTAATGCCTACCAGCGCTACAAATATTGCGTATAAATCGTTCTTTTTCATTTAGAATGGTAATACGTCACTTTTAAAATTGCTCTTATCTACGGGCTTAAAATTGGCCTCGTTTTTATTTGCCACTTGTACTGGCTTCCAATCGTCGACCTCCAAGTAATGTGTTGGCTTTCCTTCAACCTTTTCTTGCTTTTCCTTTAATACTAGGTTTACCCATTCCGAATCGTTGTCGTTAAGGTATTTTAAAAGTGTTTCCAAGTCTTTTCTTGACTGACTTACTTTCCACATTTCGCCAAACTTGGTTTGGATTTTCTTTGCGTTACCGCCATAAACTTTGCTCATAATCGTTTTGTTTAAATTAATTTATCTAAATTTTTATTCTCTTTAATCGCGTCCAAAATAAACAATTTCCAAATCTTATTCTTTGTTTTAGCGCCAACTGTTGACTCTTCAACGTATCGCGTGGTTAATCTTAATTCCTTACGCACGTCGCTTTCTAATTCTTCAATGTTAAACTCCCAAGGCTTTAAAATGCCTTTTTCTTGAAATCTGTTAAACCAATAAACTCCCCATTCCGCAATGTGTCGGCAAGTTCCAGTTTCTTTGGCGTGCTGGTAATTATCGCGAAACGTTTGGCGTCCAATTTCTTTCCAATGCTCGATTTCTTCGTTTGTGTATTCTCTTTCCTTATTGTTTAGCGCTTGGACTTCTTGCACAATTTGGCTTTGGTGATGCGCGTAGTATTGATTTATCCAAACGCTCACAGTCTTTTCGTTAACGTGGTAAAAGTCGCCGTATTGGCCCCTCATTCCAGCGTGTAAAATGTAATCAACTCTCGCGTCAGTCATCCAGCCAAAACTACCAAACAACTTGCTAAGGCAAGCCAGCAATTCGTTGGCTTCTTCTTTTTTGTATTCTTTGAATTGCTTTAGACCGCAAACAAATTCCATTTTGCGGAGGTGCGTTAAAATAATCTCATTCATTGTTCAATTGTTTTTGTCGTTGTAAATCCTCGTAAAGTTCATCGAAAACGTTTCGACTTTTTCCTTCATTTTTTGGGATTGGATTTCCTTTTTTTACCCAATTAAAAAAATGCTTTTTTGCTAAGTCTTCAGTTTCTTTTAAATCAGCTTTTAAAATGCATTCCTGTCTAAATGTATTCAAATGCTTTTGCACGTCTTTGTAATCAGCTTTAAAAGTTAATGCTAATCCTTCTAGCCATATTTTACTATTCCACAATTCGCGAAAAATTTGATTATGCGTTTCTTCATTAACTTCATAAATATTT